AGCATCTGCTTTCCGATGTCCTTGAACATCTTTCCGAAGTCGGCTTTCCCGCCGGTCATCAGTTCGGTGAGACTGTCGGCCAGCTTGGTGAATGTGGAGTTCAACGCCTCGTAAATAATCGCTGCTGTGCTCTTCGCGGACTTCTGCATATCGAGGAAGAAGGCGTCGACTCCCTCTCTGACGCCTCCGAAGCGAAGAAGCAGCGCAACGGTTTCATCGGTGGTTTTGTTGAATGCGTCCTGAGCCTTCGCGGCCACCTGGAGCGATTGGGCATAGGTCAGGTTGCCACCCTGCACCGTCTTCATCGCCGCGACCTCGCGGTTGAGCTGGTTAATTTCCTCCTGGTACTGCTCGACCGGCGAGCGAAGGGCGATTGAGGCCTTGGCATCTTCATCGGCCCATTCCGCTTTGGTCAGGTCGGTCATGAGTTGCCGCTTTTGCTGCAACGCGATAATGGCGTCCTTGTCGGTCGCGGTGGCGAGCTGCTGGTTGATGGTGTACAACTTCACCGCCAGGGCCGCGGCGCGCTGTGCGTCCGTGTATAGCCCGGCTGCGTTCACCGAGATCTGCTTCATCGCGATTTCGTCCCGAAGCGAATCGATCTCCTTGTTTGTCGCTTCCACGAGGTTTGTGGTCTGCTTCTGCGTCAGGAGAGCTGTGAGCTTCGCCAGCTCGGGCGCCATCATCCTCAGCTCCTCCGCAGTTCGGTTGTACGTCAGGCCGAGGATGGCGTTCGCCACGGTTGCCGCTCGAACTGCGTTGATGCCTTCGAGGTTGGCCTTGGCCATGGCACGCGACTGCATTGTCGCCAGCTCGGCAGCGTGCTGCTGCGAGACCAGTTCCTTCCCATACTCGTAGTCGACCTTGAGCGCTTCCTCGGTCGCGACCAGATAGTTGATGGTGGCCTTCTGCGCAGCGGTAAGAGCCGGGCGCTTCTCGTCGAGCAGCTTCGTGTTGAGCGCAAGAATTACTGCAGCAGCTTTTTCCGCCGAGGCGACGGCAGCAATCTTCTCGGGCGAGGCGTCGAGAACTCCGAGGTACGCCTTCTGCGCCAGCACAAGCTGGATCAGCTTCTGCGCCTCATCGCCATAGAGGTCCTTCTTCTCCTTCTTTTCAGAGCCGAGGCCCGCTGTATCCGGCGCAGGTAATGCGGGACGCGCGGGACCGCTGGTCGTTGCGGCTCCACCGGCCTTCGGCGCCAGCCGCGCGGCCTTCGCCTGGTTCAACGCGTCGATCACGAACTGCGGAACCAGTGCGCCGAGGATCTTCTTCGCGAACTCCAGCACTGCGGTGAAGGCGGTCTTGAAGATCTGAACGATGATGTTGTCTGACAGCATCTTCATGAAGCCGTCCCACACCGTCTTCATGAAGTTCACGACCTTGTGGAACACGTCGCCGACCCACGTGAAGACGTTGCCCATGATGATCCACGAAGCATTCCAGACGTCGCGGAGCTGGTAGGTGGTGCCTCCGAGGCTGAAGGTGGCGTCGCGGAACTTGTAGAGCAGCAGAACAATTCCGGCGATCGCGGCTATCGCGATGGTCACTGGACCGCCGACCGCCGCCACAGCCGCGGCCAGTCCGTACCCTGCAGCCGACGCGATTCCTTCCTCTGCTGCCAGGGAGCCGACCATCCAGATTGCCGTCTTGAGGAAGCCAGCGAATTGAGCAAGAGCCGGGAGCACTCTTCCGAGACCGGCGAACCCGACAACGAACTGCGTGATTCCGGCAGCGGCTTTCGCGAGGCCACCGTTCGCCAGGTCGGCAATCACCGGGATAGCGATCTTGGCGAGCGACAGGCCCGCCAGCGCTTCGAGGGCTATCTTCAGTTCGTGCGCATGCTTCACCGCCATTTCGAACGCTGCGCCCGCCGCGTTGATCGCTGTCGTGAGCTTCGTTCCGAACTCCTGAGCCAGCTTCGGAATGTCGAAATCCTTGCCGAGGTCCTGCAACCGTTCGCTCAGCTTTAGCAGCGCGGGAAGAACTGCGGCCGTGAGCTGGATGCCGAACCCAACTTGCGCAGCGTGGAGCTGCGTGAGCACCTCGTGAAACTGGTGCGCCTTCGCGGCTGTGTCGCCCCCGATCACGAGGCCGAAGCGCTTCGCCTCCTCGGCAAGCTGCGCCTGTTTCTGCCCCAGCTCGTTGAGCATCGGAATCATCCCGGCGCCCGCCTTACCGAACAGGCTCATCGCGAGTGCGGTCTTGCCCGCGCCTTCGGCCATACCGGAGAACTTCACAGCGACTTCGGTAAACAGGTCCGAGGAATCCTTCAGGTGGTGATTGGAGTCCGTGACGGAGATGCCCAGACGCCCGAAGATGCGCTCCAGCCCTGCGTTCCCGTTCTGCGCTCCGAACGCTGACTTTGAAAGCTTCTCCATCCCTTTCGCCATGTCTTCAACCTCGACGTGGCTGATGCGAGCTGCATACGCCAGCGTCGAGAACTTCTCCACCGTGGTGCCAGCGGCCTGCGACAGGCGGCTGAGCGAGCCGATGGTGTTGATGCTGGTTTCGACCAGCGCAGCGGTGGCGACTGCGAGGCCGGTAGCCAGAGCAATCCCGGCGGCAGCGATCTTCTCCAGCGACCGTTTGATGTCGTTCGCGCTCTTTGCGGAAAGCGCGCTCATCTTGTCCATCGACTGGCTGAAGGACGCAGTGTTCGCCTTCAGATCGATAGTGAGTGTTCCAACGACGATGCTCATGATTTGTTCGCAGGTTTAGTCTTCGGGAAACGCGAGAACGCGGCCATCACGTCTTCGCCGGTCAGTTCTCCCTCGTCTTTTGGCAGGGGGTGAAGCATAAAAAACTCGGCTTCGAGCGGCTGGTCGGGCCGGCAGAAGCTAAAGTTCGCGGTGGTAGAAGCGATGATCCCGACGAGCAATTCCTCGCGTTGCCATCTCTTGACCCGCCGGGTCAGCAAAGCGTGGACCTGCCGAGGCGTCATCTCCAGCCACTCCTCGGACGAGAGTCCAAGATCGTGCCGGGCGATTGCCCAGGCGTCCAGCCAGGTGCGCGGCGGTTCTACACGGCCGCTTTGGTAGGGCCCGCGGGGTCGGCCTCATCGCCGGGCGTCGGAAGCGCCGCGGCCCAGGCTGCGAGAATGCCACGCTGGATCGTCACGAGGTTGTGCGGGGTGATGAAGTCTCCGACCTCTTCGAGGGTGTACTTCGCGCCCGCGCGTTGAAGGGCGAGAAACAGCAGCGCCCGCATCAGCTTCGCGGAAGGACGAACGAGGTTGGCCTCGCCCGAGAGAACGTTCAGGCCGGTCAGGTCCTCGCATTCGATAAGGACGTTGTGAGTGATGACGATGGGCCAGGTCTTGCCGTCCAGAAGGATCTCCACCTTCTGGACGAGCTGGTCGGCGAGTTTTCGAGACATAGGCTTACGCGACCGTCTCCGTGATGTTCCCGGTGATCTGGACGTCTGCCGCGAAGTCGATCTTCTTGTTGGGTTCGAACGGCCCGGTCTCGTACTTCGCGATGAACCCGTATCCCGTCGCGGTGTAAAGCTGCGTTCCCCGGTTGATGGGAGACACAATCTGCCAGGGGAAGATGGTCTGTCCCTGCGCGAGCTGGCTGATGTTGAGCTGGCTGGCGTCGCCGATGAAGTTGCCGGTGATGGCGATGGTGCCAGGCTTGATGAGGCCGGGAATCATCTCCTCGGTTGCGTTGGGCGACTGGAGGTGTGTGGTGTCGATCGAGGGAATGGAAAAGTTCGACGGCTTAATGCTCGCCAACTCTGCCATGAGGACGTAGTCGCCGATCGGACTGGCGTCGACGGCGATGCCGAATGTTGCTTTGTAGCCGGTTGTTGCTTTGGACTGTCCCACTGTGGTGATGCTCCTTTGTTTTTTAGGTCTGGGTAAACCAGATGTCGTACTCAAGAATTCGCCGTGACGTTCGGCCCGGGTCGTCGAAGAAGTCGATTACGTTCGTTCGAAAGCAGCCATGGACTGGCGTATGGTCCGGGTCGGCCAGCACTCCGTTGTAGCCGCCCAGAACGTCGTCGATGGCTCGCGCGAGGCGGATACAGTCGGCAGCAATCGCGCCGTCGCAGTTGATCTGGAGTCGTCGCGAGATGAAGCCGTGCGCGCCGTCGAGCGCATATGGCTCTGTCTCAGAGGCAGAGATGTATGTCCACAGCGGCAGCGCATGGTCCTTCGGTGCCTCGGCGAAGAACCCGCTGCCGGGCGCAATCTCCGCGACGGCAGGCGAGGCCTGCACCAGCATTACGATCCCCTGTTCGATCATTTGTTGAGCGTTTCGACGCCTTCGCGAATAACCTCGGTGAACGCATCCAGCGCCGCCTGGCTGGCCGTGTCGAAGCCCGGTCGCATGAACGGCTGCGCCGCGCCATGGACCGATCCGAACTCGACGTACATGCCCCAGGTGCCGGGCGAGTCCTTGCCCTTCGCCTTGTCTTTCAGCGGGCCGATGGTTACCGTGCCTCTCTCCTGCTTTGCGGAGAGCGCGATCTTCATTCCGATGGAGTCGCGGAGGTCGCCAGGCTTGCGCTGCTTCGTGGCTTCCTTCAACAGAGGCGCCCGGCTCTTCGCACTGGCCAACAGGATGTCGCCACCGGCTTTCAATGCCCTGCGGAGCGCGCGCTTCGCCAGCTTCGGCCCCGCCTGCGCGAGCGCGTCCTCGACCCCCTTGAGGCCCTGTATCTCAACCGTGATGTCCATGGAGTTACTGGTTTTTGCCGATCGCGAGGCACGAGAGCTTGAGAACTACGTTCAGTTCGAGCGGGTTCTCGATGGACTGGATCAGGTACAGACCGTTCAACGCACGCACCTGCATGTTCGGGAGGATGCCCGCCTGCCACCAGATCGAGACGGTCAGGTAGAGCTGAGTTGTCTCCTGCCCTGCCTTGATCACGTCAAGCCCGCGGACGGGTTCGATCTTCGCGTAGCAGGTCACCAGCGGAACCATCGCCACGGTGCTGCCCGAGATGTCTGTTGCCGGGACCGGCGCCAGAATCGTGATCTGGTGGCGCAGGTCGCCGGAATCAAGCGTGGGCCAGGTCATTGCCGTTAGCCGACGTGCCTCAGCGAACCCTGCTGCAACAGCATCGTCACGCCGAAAGGCAGCTCTCTGGCCGGATCAAAGCTTCTGTCGAACGGAAGCCTGCCGGTGAACCATTCGTTGATCAGCCGCTTCATGCCGACACGGATGGGCCGACCGTCGTGCTGCCAGAAGATCGAGTCGGTATTGAACCCGGCGGTGTGCCGGATCATGATCGCGGAGGAAGGCCAGGGAGTAAATACCCGCCACATGCTGTTGTAAGGCGGCGCGACGACGCCCGGACTCTTTTTCGTGTCAACGATGTAATCCGGTCCTTCGACAAGCGTTGCGGTGTTGCCGAAGGAGTCCTTGATGGTGAACAGGTCCACCGAGACCAGTGGTGCGCGCAGCCTGAGCGCATAGCTGAGCCAGTAATCGAGCGATAGGTCCCACTGCTTCTGAACCAGGTCCCTGCCCTGCATATACTCGGCCTGCACGCGCGCTGCCGAGATCAGTTCGGAAATGAAATCGTCTTCGTCCGGGTCCGCCGGAGACCGGGCCGGAAGCTTGAGAAACGATTTCACCTCGTCAAGGGTGAAAGGCTCGTCGAACGACTGGCCCGGTGAGGACTCGGTAAGCGCAAGAGTCCCGTAGCTTTCGAGGCCTCCATAGACGCCTACGTTTGGCCCGTAAATGCCGTACCCTACCCCGCCGAATTGCATTTTGTTCTCTCTGCCTTTGTCCCGGCCTCGTTACGTTCCGCGAGAGCCGGGTTGCTTCCTTCGGACTCGGCGGTTTTAAGCCTTTGTCTGCGCAGCCATGACAGCGAGCTGAACAGTGGTGTTGAGCAGCGCAATGCTGGCGTCGGGCGCATGGTTCTTCTGGAGGATGTCCGTCGCGAGGTTGAGCAGCGTGTTCCCGGTGCCTGCCGGGTTGTTCGCAATCGCTGTGACGGCGGGCAACGCGTACTTCGTCGCGATGGTGTTGATCTGTGCGAGCGTCCTGTTGGGAGCAATCGCGTTGATGTCGTTCACGATGGTGACCGCGAACGGGAGCAGGCCGGCGATGGTTTGTTCTACGGCGACAGCCTTCGGCGTCGTAAACCAGCCCGCGACAGAGGTGAATAAGTTATGCAACCAACCCATGAGTGTGTGTCCTTGTTTTCCGCGCCCTGAAAGAGCGCAATTCTGAATCTGTGACGGGAGGCGTCACGCCTGGCCAGGAGGACTGGCCATTTGCTGGAGGGTCGCCGGATCGCGTACCCATCTCCGCGTTTGAGCGAGCTGGTCGTACTGCACGTGCCAGTTCTTCGCTCGCTCCACTGGGTCGAAACGAGGCATGCGCTCGTCAAGCACCTTGCGCGCGCCTTGCTCCGAAGACCGGATCGGATAGTGCTTCAGGATCAAGGGCTCCGGGCAGACTCGCCGGTTCTCAAACTGCGCCTGGTGCCCGCCGCTCGCTGCGAGTGAAACCGCACCGAGGTTCTTCCAGGCCTTGATGTGCGGAAGCCGATTGTCTACACCGTCCTCCGAGTAGAAGCGGAAGTGAGCCTCGGGATCGCCCGCGTACAGCTCGTCGACCGGGTGAAAACAGAACACGCGGTGATCGGCAGCGTTGTAACCTTCGCGGTCCATGCGCGCGAGAGCTTCGAGCAGCGATTCCCCGGCCCGCGGGCTGCGGCGAATTTCGTCCGCGTCGTGGTGAATGCACCAGGTCGCTCCCGACTCCTGCGCCCGCAACTCGACTCGCTGAAGCAGCCCTCGCCATGGGAAGAGCCCAAGAAGCGAACGGTCAGGCGGGAACCGTTCAAAGCCGAGCAGCGGGAACTCCCGTGCGATCTGGTCACTCCCGTCCGTCGACCAGTTGTCGATGACGTGAACGTGAACGCCCTGCTCAGTCAGGTGCTTGAGCGTCCACGACAGAATGTCGGCCTCGTTGAAGACGCACATGAAGGCCGTTGCCCGGAACTTAGAACTTGCCAATCTGTGCTCCTTCCGCGGCTCCCCACTTGTCCGCGAAGATCTTCAGGTTGGACTGGTAGTTCCCCGCCGAAAGCGTGCTGCCTCGGAACGTGCTCTTGAGAGACGAATGATCGACGAAGCATCCGTCGAAGATTCCAATCTTCAAACCCGCCTTTCGGACCCGCAGGCAATAGTCGTCGTCGTCGCAGCCGTACCCGACGAAGCGCTCGTCGAGGAAGCCCACCGTTTCAATCGTGCTGCGAGGAATGAAGACGCAGACGAAGCAGACCATGCGCGGCTCGGGGCGAACTCCAGGCCCGTGCTGTGGCCACTGCCTCCTGTTGCCCACGACGTTGCAGGTGGCCGCGACGACGCCGTACTCGGGCCGGGCTGCGGCTGCGCGCTGTAACGCCGTAAAGCCGAGCCGAGTTTTGAGCATCGCGTCGTCGTTCAGAAGCACCACGTCACCCGCCGCCGCGCGAATGCCGATATTGATGTTGCGCGCGAAGACGAACGGCTTCTCTCCTTCCTGCCAGTCGACAGGTTCGTCGCATGCCAGAAGAAAGCGCTTCGGCCCGTCGAAGTCGTCCACAACGATCACCTGGCAGGTCTCGCCAGCCGCGCGGATCGAGCGCACACATGCACCGAGGTTCGCGTCCGTCCTGCTCGGGATGATGATCGAGAGAGAGTTCATAACTTATCTGCTTCGCCCTATCCGAACGTCGAAGATCACAAGAATGGCGATGGCAACCAAAGCCACCGACAGAAGCTCTATGACGATGGCGATGGGCCTCCAGCGAACCTGCGTCTCGGCGAAGCCGACGAACGCTGCGGCGATGACGATTGTGGCTCCTCCGACAGTCTTGTTGACTGCCTGTCTCGTCATTCGCCGCCACATCCGTTCGGACACCGGACAACTGACCGGCCATCCTCCTCCGAAACCGAAAGGACTCGCTCCTGGCAGTGTCTGCACCGCGGGTGAGCGACGACCCAGGTAACGAGAGCCAGCGTGAAAATCCCCGCAGGTACGCCCGCAATGAATATTGGTCCAAACGATGGTTCCATATCCGACCTCCTTTCCTTTTAGCGAAACTTGTAAATGCTTCTGAAGTAGCGCGAGTTCATGAACCCGGCCCGGCGTCGGCGGTCCCGAAAGACCACAAACCAAAACCGGACCAGAACGAACGGCAGAATGACGGATTCGAGGAGCGCGGCAACGTCGTGGCGAATCGCGTCGTTTTCTGCCGGCCGCATCCTCGGGTTGTTTTTCCCGGAAGGGAAACTCACGCCGACACCACTGCATGGCTTCGCCTCGAAGCCGAAGGTTCCGTCGAGCTTCTGGCCCAGCATGCCCGGAAGCGTGAACAGGAGCATTCTCCCCGTCGGACTGTAGCCGCCGTCATGGCGGCACGTCACATATCTCTCGCGCTGCCGCTCCAGCCAGAAATCGTGGCGCATATGCGTCTCTGGCCTGGACTGCACCCAGCCGCACCAGCTCAGCGCGGCTGCAAGCGCGAGGAAGCCCGCGATGTCCTTCCAGCGCCCGCGCATCGGATTACTGGATGACGACGGTTCCGGTGACGGAAGACGCCAGGGTAGCGGACTGGCTTCCCAGACCCGAGATGATTGACATGATCCACGGAGCCAAGGCCTCGGACTTCAGCATTGCCCACGGCGAGACGTATGTCAGCGCGGAAAGCGGAGCACCGGCCACATGTGCCGCCAGCGGGAAAAGCGGAGAGATGCCGCGAGTAAGGGTAACCTGGATGCCAACTCCAGCCGCCACGGAAACGGCAGCAACGATCATCGGCTCGCTGTCGAGCACCACGGCACTGCCCACGGTAATGGTGGGCGCAGCCACACTGAGCTTCGTCTGGTCGACTTGCAGAGTGACGCTGGTCGTCGTGGCATCGAACGGCGCGGTCGTCGTGCCGAGCGGGCCGAGGACACTCAGAAGATAGTGGTGGATGATATCCGCCTGGACCGAAGGCTGGACTTGCAGCGAAATGCTGATGGTTGCCGTCTGAGCCGTGGCAGCACTCGCCACAGCGAGGATGAGAGTCAATAAGCGTTTTTTCATGAGAGTTTTGTCCTTTATTTCGTTTTCGGTTTGTTTCACACTCGCTGGCAGTTCAGCACGATCGTGACGGTGCTGCCAGCCACGCTCGCGGCATAGAGATTGAACGCCACGACGTCACCGACCGCCACGTTAACGGTCCAGCCTGCAGCCACAAGATTCGTCCCGGTGGCTATATTGCCCGCCGTGACTGTCGGCATGCTTGCGCCCGTGATCCTATTCGCCACGGTCGGAAGACTGCCTCCGGTGGGAACCTTCCAGACGTCGACCGACGCGGTTCCCGCGCTCGTAATCAGAGTCCAGCCGGTGATCGTGCAGGCTGTCGGCATAGGAACATATCCCGGCGCGCCGACGATGCCCATGCGATACCCGAAGCCGATCGAGCCACCGCCCCAGATATTCCAGTTCGCCGGATTGAAGGTGGCCCCGCTCGTGAAGCTTGTGCTGGCTTCGTAGGCCTGGCCTCCGTTCAACACAATGTCGTTTGGCTTGTAGGCTGTCTGAGGAAGCCACGCGCCGCGATTGTTGAACGTTCCCGCGGAACATGGCCCGGCGACATGATTGCCCTGCCCGTCGATCTGGACGCACGCCCCCGGCGTCTGCGGCCCGGAACTCGTGACAACCATGTTGCCCTTGCCCGAGACAAACTGGAACTGGCTGGGAGCCGGTACCTGCTGACCCGACACAGTGGCCAGCACCGAGATAAGACCGACGATCGTTCGTGTTCGCGTTTTCATAACCGTCCTTCGATAAGCTTCCAGGCCGAGCCCATCTTGCGCGGGCTTGTATTTCCCTTGTGAATCGTGGCGTGCATGAGATCTCCCGCTTCCGCCGTCGCCAGCTCGCCAGCAGCGTTGGCTGCTGCCACGAACTGGTTGTCCTCGCCGATCTGCACCGACCGGAAGCGGTTCTTCTTCCACCATTCGCGGCGGTAAACCAGCGAGGTGCCGACCGCATAGCCCGCCTTGCTGAACAGCCACCACTGCGCCCCATCGGTGAACCGAATCGAGTGGTAGCCGGTGACGCTCTTGCCTGTCTGCTCCAGCCTCGCGAGCTGGTCGGCAAGCCGCCCCGGCGCCGAATGGTCATCGTCGTCCCAGTGAGCGACGAACTCGCTCTCCGACCGTTCGCACCCGAAGTTGCGCTTGTCGCCAATCCCCGGGTGGCCTTCGAGATGGATCAGCCGGATACGCGGGTCGTCAGGAACCAGATCTCTGACGTCCGCTCCGTCGGCCAGGATGAGCAGCTCCGCGTTGCTTGGCTCCTGCTGGAGGAAACACGCGATGGCTTTCGGGAGCCACTGCCTGCGGTCTCGCGTCAGGCAAAGGCACGTCACCGCGAAAGGGTGGCCGCGGGCTTACCTGGGGAGCTTCGGGCACGATGACTTTGGTTTCGTATTTCACGTCTGGAGACTCTGGCTTTCGGACGAAACCAGCCCGGAGAAGTTCGAAGGCGATTCCGTCCTCGCAGTCGAATTCCTGCCCGGCGACGACCGTCCCGTAAGCTCCTGAGAGCTGATTGGACAAGCACACCAGTCGCATTTAGGCCTTGTCGGACTCGGCACTTTTAACGTCAGCGGCGAGCTGCTCCTTGTCTGCCACCACGCGAGCTGCGTAGTCTGCCCGAGAGGCGACCGAATGCGTGGAAGCCGCCTCCACCGCGGGGCTGATGAACCCATGGCCGGAAGTCAGGTTCTCGTCCTGCGCGAGATCGTAAACGGCATTGGTGTTGGGAACCGGAGTTCCTGCCGACGTGACGAGCGTTGTTGGGAGCTGCGCCAAACGATGAAGCGCCGCTCCGGTTACCGGGGTGTTGATGGTTTTGTTTTGCCCGTTGAGTTTGAAGTGGACCGTGGCGGGAGAACTGGCTTTGTCGGGCGGTACGAGGCTGGGGGATGTCATTGGTTTCCTCTCTGCGGTGTTGAAAAAAGCGGTTCGGGCCCTCCCGGTTGGAAGAGCCCGAATTGCCCGTTGATTAGACCTTCTCGTGAACGGCGGGCAGGTCCAGCACTCCCGCCGGTTTCGCCGGGTCATGAGCCTTGGCCGGATCATGCTCGGCGTAAGGGCCACCATGGCCAGCAGCCACCTCGTCGAGAATCTCTTCCCGCTTCTCCTTCAGTTCGGCTGCGGTCGCCGGTTTTTCGCCCACTACGGGCGGTCCCGGATCGACCCCGGCAGGGCCACCGCTCAACACTCGGTCGGCGGGGATGCTTTCTTTCTGCCCCAGGTGGTGTTTCGAGTGCAGCTCCGCGTCCTCCTTCAGTTCGAACGGCTCGTAGCTGTTGGGGACTGCTCCCCCACCGTCTGCAGTAAGCGTGGCGGGGTTTCCCGCCAGCACGTGGAGCGCTGCGCCCGTTACCGGACGGTTGATTGTCTTTACGTTTCCATCGAGCCTGAAGCGGATACTTCCGGTCCTGATGTTTGCTTCGTTGATCATTTGCTTGAACTCCTTTCGAGTCGCGTTGAGAGCCTTGAAAACAGTTCGGGCCCGCCCCGGTAAGAGCGAGCCCGCCCGCACCTAACTCAACTCGCTCTACGGCGAGGTCGTGAAGCTGCCGGTCACGAACGAACCCGGCCTGCGCGTGATAAGCGCCAGCCGCTTTTCAGCTCGAACCGCAACCAAGTTCTGCGTGAAGAAGGTGCTGTGCTCGGTCGAGATATCGATCTGCATTTCCATGCGGTCGCGGATCTCGGCCGCAATGGGGTTGCCGGTACCGACGAGGAAGGTCCCGAGCGCGATGTTGGTTGTCGCAACGACGGCCAGCCCGAACAGATTCTGCGTCGGACTGACGACGCCGAACCCGACACCCGCAAACGAACCCTGTTGAGGGTCGCCCAGAATGTAACGACCGAAGGCATCTTTTGTGAGTCGGATGTCCCACCAGTCGTTCGGGTGCATCACCACGAACGTCGGAGGAAGCTCCTTCGCCGAGGTGATCTGCTGGATGGCGCGACCGATGATATCGATCTTGTTCCAGCCCGTGGAGGGATGCAGCAGGCCGATGGAGAAGGCCGACGCCTGCGGGATCAGGCCGTGAAGGTCCTCTCCCACGTTGTCGCCCGAAAGCATCTGCAGCTCTTCTTCGAGGTTGACGTAGTACGGCATCATCGTGCGGATGAAGGTCATCAGCTCGCTCATGTCGTCAAGAATCTGGCGCGACGCCGGAATCCAGGTGGCGATGGTCTTCACGCGTTCGGAGACGGTCGTGAACGTTGCCTGGTTCTCCGGTTTGGTCCCGGCTTCCGCCACCGGCGAGGCCGGGGACATGGGCTGGAGCACCTTCACGAAGTCGATCACCTGGAAGGTGGTCGGGTTGGCCGTGAGCAGGTCACGAATGGTGAGCTGCTGGCGCGGCTCCATCGTGATATCGGGCAGGCGCCCGATCTGCAACACGCCCGAGACGGCGGTGCCGACCGCTGCGCTCGTGATGGTCGTCTTGCGCTCGAAGATCGAGCGGGCCGATTTCCCGGTGAAGTT